CATGCTGCAATCGCTGCATAATAGGAATGCATAAATAGTTGTATGACCACACTAACAACTAAAGCAGAACTAACTGAATATTGTCTTCGTCAACTCGGGAAGCCTGTAGTCGATATTAATGTCGATGATGACCAAGTTTCGGATAGGGTTGATGAAGCAATTCAGTATTTTTCTCAGTTCCATTACGATGGGATTGAACGTACTTACCTGTCTCACACTGTTTCACAGGTTGATTTAGATCGTTCTGTTGCAACGGTTTCAACCAATGCAACACAGGACTCGGTAACCTCCGCATGGTCAGAAACAAAGAATTGGTTTCCCCTACCGGATTCCGTTGTCTCTGTTTTGAACGTGTATCATCCTGCTACAATGTTTGGGTCAAACTGGTATAACTCTGCTATGTTTGTGCAGTCTGGATTGATTGACCTCAACTCAGACCAGTCACTCGTGTCATTTGAAGCTCTCAAGACCCATCTTGATATGCTTGATAATGTCCTGAATCGGAGGCCTTCTCTTCGGTTTAATCAACTTGCCTCGAAGCTTTACTTTGAGGATAAGTGGGCTGACATCTTTGATGCCGGGGATATCATGGTTGTCGAGTGCTACCGGAAAACAGACCCCTCAGTGGCGATTAAGATGTATAATGATATCTTCTTGAAGAAGTATGCCGCAGCACTTATCAAACGACAGTGGGGACAGAACCTTCAAAAGTTCAAAGGAATTACAATGATTGGTGGTGTTGAGATTGACGCAGATACCATTTATTCACAAGGACAAGAGGAAATAGATAAACTAGAGGAAAAGATTATATCGACCTATGATGCTCCATTAGAATTTTTAATTGGGTAATCCATGGCCACCTCTACCTATTTCAACAAGGGACATTACAAACCAGAAAAGTTTCTCTATGAAGAAATCATCATGGAGCAGATTCGTGCGTTTGGACATGACACTTACTATGTTCCTCGTAAACTAATCAAGGAAGATAAGTTATTCGGTGAGGATATTCTATCACAGTTTAACAACTCTTATATAGTAGAGATGTATGTTGATAATGATTCGGTTGATACCGGTGAAGCTGATGCACTTTCAAAGTTTGGATTAGTCCTTTCGGATGAGGTTAAGTTTCAGATTGCAAAACGAAGATGGGAACATGTTGTCTCACTTGATGCAAATCTAATCACTGGCTCCCGTCCAAACGAGGGTGATTTACTTTATTGCCCAGAGTTTTCTACGACCAAGATATTTGAATTGACTTATGTAGAAGGTGATGTATCAGACAGAATTGGTGCCCTTCCTGTTTGGACTCTTGGGTGTAAACTCTTTGAATACTCCCATGAAGCTCTTGATACTGGTATTGCTGCAATTGATATTATTGAGGACACTCATTCAACCGACCTCCTTAACCTATATGATTTCCTCTTAGAGGGTGGTGTCGGTGAACTCGTACTTGAAAACGGTGACAATATTACACAGGAAGCATATGCTCTTGAGACTATAGACAAGACTTCCGTGAATGAATGGATTCAAAGAGAATCCGATCAGATAATTGATTTTACATATTCAAACCCATTTGGTGAACCATAATGTTAGGAAATGATCCCTATTACCATGAAATAATTAGAAAGACTGTCGTGAGCTTTGGATCTCTCTTTAATGAGGTGTTCTTGATTCGAAAGAATTCTGCTGGCGAAATTGCACAGAAAATGAAAATTCCTCTTTCCTATGGACCGAAACATAAGTTCTTGGTTCGTCTGAGAGAAGACCCTAACCTGAAAAAGTCCGTTGCACTCTCACTCCCTCGAATTGGGTTTGAGATTTCTGGGTTTGATTACGATGCAACCCGTAAGCTTAACAAGATCAACACGATTAAAAAGGTAAAGGCTGGTTCCACTAAAACGGTGAACAAACAGTTTTCACCTGTTCCATATAATGTTAATTTTGAATTATTCATCATGGTGAAGAACTCTGATGATGGGGTTCAGATACTTGAACAAGTTCTCCCCACGTTTCAACCGTCATATACCATTGCAATCAAAGATGATTCGGAAATGGGCAATGCCCAACAGGTTCCAATCTCACTTGGTTCCGTGACATATGAAGATGATTATGAGGGTGATATTGAAACACGGAGAGCAATAATTTATACCCTTTCGTTTATTGCGAAAGTTCAACTTTATGGTCCTGTTTCAACATCTGGTCCAATCAAGAAGGTTGATACATCTGTATATGCTGATGTCCCGGTTAATGCACCGAATAGGAAAATTACCTATACGGCTCAACCAGACCCAACGACTGCTACCGAGGATGATGATTTTGGATTTTCTGAAAGTTGGGGTGAATGGGAAGATGCGTGATGAAACAATTAGATCAAACCTTCAATATAGAATCGTCTGAGGTTCTACCATATAAAAAGAAGACGGTCCCCTCAAGTGCTGATGACAAGCATATAAAGGATGATTACGAATACACTCGTGAAAATCTTTATAACCTGATTGAAAATGGGAATGCAGCACTTGAAGACCTCGTAGAGCTTGCTCGTGCAACCGAGCATCCCCGCACCTATGAGGTTCTGTCACAACTGATAAAGACTATTGGAGACACCTCCGACAAGCTTTCAATTCTTCATGAGAAACAGAAGAAACTGAAAGAGTCGGAACAGGTCTCGGTGACCAACAACTCCATATTCGTCGGTTCCTCCTCCGATCTTTTAGACTTGCTTGACAAGGAAAAAGATGAGTGATAATCTATATCTAAACAATTTCAATCTCACTAACAAACATCATAAACATCAATACACCAAGGAACAGGTATTAGAGTTTAGGAAGTGTGCTAGGGATATAGAATACTTTGCAGAAAAGTATTTTACGATTGTGCATGTTGATAGGGGGAAGATCAAAATTCCTCTTTATGATTATCAGAAAACCCTGCTCCGTCAATTTGAACGTGAACGATTCAACATCGTTACACAGTCTCGGCAGTCAGGAAAGACAACGACCACCACGGTTTTTGTTCTTCATTACCTCTTGTTTAATAAGGATAAGACGATTGCAATCCTGGCAAACAAGGGGGACACCTCACAGGAAATCCTCTCTCGTATTCAACTTGCGTTTGAACTCATTCCCACTTGGCTTAAACCTAATGTCACGGAATGGAATAAGAGAACTATCGAGTTTGATAACGGGTGCCGGGTTATGGCCCGTGCAACTTCTTCTTCCTCTATTCGTGGACAGTCAGTCTCACTCCTGATTATTGATGAGGCTGCGTTTGTTGAGAACTGGGAAGAATTCTACAAGTCAACCTATCCAACAATTGCCTCTGGTAAGGAAACCAAGGTCATTCTTGTCTCAACGATTAACAAACTTAATCATTTCCATGCGATTAGAACCAAGCTGAAAAGGGGGTGAACGAGTTTGTTCCCTTTGAAGTGAAGTGGTCTGATGTTCCGGATAGGGACCAGCAGTGGAAAGACCAAACAATTGCAAATACTTCGGTTGATGATTTCATGCAGGAACATGAGAACATTGCAATGGGTTCCTCAAATACCCTGATACCCGCTTCAATTCTCATGAACATTGTGTGTCCTGACCCGGTTAAGGTGGTTCAGAATATACGTTATTACAATATGCCAGAGGATAATCATACCTACATGGTGACTGTTGACACCTCACATGGAAAGGGATTAGATTTTTCTGTATCATCTGTATTTGACATATCCCAATATCCAGTGAAACAGGTGGCGGTGTTCCGTTCCAATGAAACCACACCAGCTGTATATCCAAGGATTATTCTGAATCTTGCGAAACAATACAACTCTGCATATGTTCTTGTGGAGTCTAACGATGTTGGGTACTCGGTTGTTGATGACCTCAATTACGTTTATGAATATGAAAATCTTATTAACGAGGACACACGGGACACCGGAAGATCCAAATATGTTCTGGGGGTTCGAACCACATCCCGTACCAAGAGGATTGGGTGTTCGGTCCTAAAGGATCTCCTTGAAAACCAGAAACTAATAATACAAGACCAGACCACCCTGTTCGAACTTGCGAACTTTGTATCACAGGGTATATCATATAGAGCTGAACGGGGGGAACATGATGATTGTGTTATGACCCTTGTAATGATGGCTTGGTATACCACGAAAGAGAATTTCGTTGGAATGGGTGGTTTTAATTTTAAAGACCTTTATGCAGAACAGCTTAAGGAGATAGACGATGATATGCTCCCTTTCGTGTATAATGATGGTATAAATACAGAAGAATCCGGATTTTTTGAAGCCGGAGATTACTGGGTGCATTCAGAGACAAAATAGGATTATATAAATACTATTATGGCAGAAGAAGATAGAAGTTTTTTTGGGTTTCGATTCAAGACCAAAAAGTCTAAAAAATCAGAGAAAGAACTCCGGAGTTTTATTGTACCGGGGATTGATGACGGCGCTTCTGATATTGGAGTGGGTGGTTACTTTGGAGCAACGGTTCAGGAAAACGACCTTGCTGCAACTGAAAATGGACTGATACATCAATACAGAACGATTGCAAAGATTGCAGAGGTTGACCAGGCAATTGAAGATATCATTTCCGAATCTATCATTTCAGATGATATGACGGGACAGTCGGTTAAACTCTCCCTTTCTGATTCGGACTACTCGGACCAACTCAAGGATATATTGGTAGAAGAGTTTGAGAAGGTTTTAAAGCTTCTGAATTTCAATTCCAACGGACATGACATATTCCGGAACTGGTACATTGATGGAAGGTTATATTATCATAAGATTATTGATATGGGGTCACCCAAGAAGGGGATTCTAGAACTCAGACCAATCAACCCAACCGAGATTAAAAAGGTTAGGGAGGTTGAAAAGGAAGCTGACCCAAAGACCGGGGTTGAGGTTATTAAGTCAATTGAAGAATATTTCGTTTACACACCGAATGATGGATTCAATTTCTCTACAGTCAAGGTTCTAAAGGATGCAATCACCTATGTAACCTCCGGACTCATAGACAGGATTGATGGGATTGTTCTTTCATATCTACACAAGTCAATCCGTCCCGTAAATCAATTGAGAATGCTTGAGGATGCCACAGTAATCTATCGTATTACTCGTGCTCCAGAACGAAGAATTTTTTACATTGACGTTGGTAATATGCCGAAGTCAAAGGCTGAACAATATCTCAAGGACATCATGAATCGATATCGTCATAAGATGGTTTATGACGCAAGTTCCGGCGAACTCACAAACGATTCAGACAAGATGAGTATGCTTGAGGATTTTTGGCTTCCACGGAGGGAAGGTGGAAAGGGAACAGAGATTACAACCCTACCGGGTGGTGATAACCTCTCTGCGATAGATGACATTATCTATTTTCAAAAGAAACTTTTCCGTTCCCTGAACGTTCCTATCTCAAGACTTGACCCAGAGGCTGGATATTCGTTTGGTTCCGGTTCAGAGATTACGAGGGATGAAGTCAAGTTTGCGAAACATATTTCCAAACTGAGAAGAAAATTCTCTGATATGTTTGATGATATCCTGAGAACTCAGCTCATGCTCAAGGGTTACATCAAGGACTCTGAGTGGAATGAACTTAAAGAACATATCACATATGATTTCATTGAAGACAATCATTATGCAGAGATAAAGGATTCAGAAATGCTTATGGCACGACTAAACCTTCTGAGGGATATGGGGGATTATGTTGGTAAGTATTTCAGTCATGAATACATCAGGAGACACGTTCTTAAACAGGATGATGTCGAGGTGAAAGATATTAATGCTCAAATGAAGGCGGAGAAGAACGACCCGCTTTATGCAAACTCAGAAGAAGATGAGGATAGATACTAATGGATTTAATTAAGATGATTAGAAAGGATGACCTTATTGGTGCAAAGAAAGAACTTGTGTCAGTAATGGCTGGGAGACTAAAGGCTAAAATAGAAGGCCTTCGGAAAGAGGTTGGATCAAATTTGTATACTAAAAAGGAAACAGACGCATGAAACTAATAACGGAATTAGTTGATCATGAACTTTCCGTCATCACTGAAGGGAAAGGTAAGGATTTGTATATTGAGGGTATCTTTATGCAAAGTGATATAAAGAATAGGAATGGGCGGTTCTACCCAAAAGATATTTTGACAAAGGAAGTTAATCGTTTTGTCAAGGAAGAAATTAGTGGTAAACGTGCAATCGGTGAACTCAATCATCCTGCTACCCCAACGATTAATCCTGAAAGAGCAAGTCATCTTATTACTTCTCTGATAGCAGATGGGAAAGATTTTCGTGGGAAGGCTAAAGTTCTAAATACACCAATGGGAGAGATTGTAAAAGGTCTTCTTCATGGTGGAGTAAAGCTTGGAGTATCGTCCCGTGGGCTCGGTTCCCTTGCTAAGAAAGGAAATACTTCCTATGTAAAGGAAGACTTTAGATTATGTACAATTGATATCGTTGCTGATCCATCAGCACCTTCTGCATTTGTAGAGGGGATTATGGAAAATGCAGAATGGGTGTATGACGATATCCTCGGTTATCGTGACGTTATAATGCGTACACCCTCTCGTAAATTGGAAGAACAGACAATGAGGTTGTTCGAAAAATTTATAAATACTCTATGATATTACAATAATTTATTTTTTTATAAATAACAGTATATTATTAGAAATAATAGTTAAATTAGGAGAAAACAATGGATCAGGTCAAAAACGACGAAATCGAGTTATCTGAAGAAATCGAGATAACGGAAGATGAAGTCTCTGTGGCTGAAGAAGAAATTGTAGACGAGCTTGTTGTCGAGAAATCGAAACCTAAAGTCAAAGAAGATGAAGAAGAAGACGAAGACGAAAAAGAACAACATCGTAGAGATGTGAAGCACGGTCTTTAT